AAAAACGTAAAATCAGTTGGTAAAAGTAAGGATGGTAATCCAGTTTACCATCAACCAACATATATGTCTTCATCAACTGATAAATCTATAGCACATTTTTTTGCTAAAAAGCATGAGAAAAAACGAGCTCCAGGGTTTTTTGGAGCGCTTAAAGAACCTATAAAAGATCATAGCCCGAAACATATATTTCATTGGCATCACGAAAAAGATCAACCGATTGGAGTTGTTGGTAAGCATAGTTTCTATCCGGCTGAAAAGGAAGTATTAATCCCAAGAACAGAATCAACGCCAGAAAAATATCATATTGAACATTTAGGAACTGACAAATATACAAGCCATAATGGCGTTGAATATAACGTGCATCATGTTAGAAGGATCCCTGAATCAGAAATAATAAAAAACGCTTGACTTTTTGGAATTTGTAGTATAATATATAGTTATGGTATCGAGTTTATATAAATACTCCTATATCATTAAGTTTTGAAATTTTTTAACAAAATTAGTAGCTTTTCAGGAAAAGAAAAAGTCCTAATTTCATAATTAAAAGTATTCGCTGGGATTGTATTGGATGCTTTTTAAGGAGAAAAACAAAGATGTATTCAATTACGAAAAAGGCGATAATTCTTGCTATTCTAATAATAATACCTAAAGCGAGTTTCGCAGAATCGTTAATAGACGAATCAGAAAAAACGTGCTTGGCTAAAGTAATTTATAATGAAACCAGAGGAGAACCATTATCTGGTAAAAAAGGTGTAGCTAAAGTTGTCTTAAATCGAAAATCAGATAAACATTTCCCTAAAACCATATGTAATGTAGTAAATCAAGTTGCTATTAATAGCTCTGGTAGGAAAGTCTGTCAATTTTCATGGGTTTGTACCCGACCCAAAATTAAATTGGGTAGTGCTGAATGGAAATCCAGTTTAAAATTATCTAATGATATTTTAAACAACAAGGTATCTCTTCCAGATTTTGGTTCCGATGTACTGTTCTTTAGAAGTATTAACTGTAGAAGAGGATTTGGTAGAGGTAATTATAAGCTAGTGTCAAAACTAGGTAAAACTAACTTTTATACAAAGAAGATTGCTTAATGGAAAATTTTGAAGAAATGCACAAATTCTCGAATATTATTTTTGACAAAGTAAAATCGAGTAAGATAGATTATCTTGATGCAATTGTATCGTACTGCTCAGAAAAGGAATTGGAAGTTGATTCGATTATATCGTTGATATCTCCAGCTCTTAAATCTAAAATGGAAGAAGAAGCTATTGGGCTGAGGTTGATAAAAAATTCTTCTCCACGCTTGACTTTTTGAAAGTAGTATAGTATAATTATTGAGTAGGTGAAAATAAAATGTCAGGATATACTGCTTGTTGCTTATATCGAGCCTTAAAACTACATTTTACAACAGATTATGATTTCAATAAGTATAAAGGAAAAGTAAAATACACTCCTGCGCAGTTTGATAAAAATTCACATAAATATGTGTATGAAAAACTTGCAAAGAAATTTAGCGATGAGGATCTTAAAAAATTCTTTATCGCTAATTTTTTGCAAAATGAAAACGTATGGGTTCAAGACTTGTTATCGCAGGAAGCGCATGAAAATTTCGTAAAATTCAATACGAAATGTCAATCATTATCTTATGTATTTGAAGGTGAATTAATATCAATTTTTGGCGAAGAAAATCATAAATTGTTATTCAAATCAAATAGTGATGATTTTCCGTTGTTACTAACAAAGTTATTACGAAATGAAGTTTCTCCGGAAACTATACTAATTATGAATGAGTTTTTACATTTTCTTCCTAAATGGGAAATAAATATTAAAGATGAATTCATTTGGCCAAAAATTAAACTAAAATTGTTTAAATATAGGTCATTTTTAGAGTATGATAAAGGTAAATTCAAAAAAACATTTATTGATACAGTCAAAGAATTTACTGAGTGAAATAAGTTGTGTTAAGTTGTTAATACATTGTTTAAATTAATTGTTAATAAGGTGTTTATATATGGACTTTTCTAAATTAAAAAAATCATCAGGCTCAAACTTAGAAAAAATGGCTAAAGCTGTTGAGCAAATGGCTGGCGGAAATCAAAATAGCGACGCAGACGAATACTGGAAATGTGAGTTAGACAAATCTGGTAATGGTTATGCGGTTATTCGTTTTCTTCCAACATCTCCAAAAGATGCAGAATCAGATGGTCTTCCATGGGTAAAATATTACGATCATGGCTTCCAAGGACCAGGTGGTTGGTATATCGAGAAATCTTTAACGTCAATCGGTCTTGACGATCCGTTAGGTAAATATAATAGCGAACTATGGGAATCAGGGATTGAGGCTAACAAAGAGCAAGCACGTAAGCAAAAACGTAGATTGCATTATGTTTCTAACATCTATATCGTTAAAGACACAAAACATCCAGAACATGAAGGAAAAGTATTTAAATATGTTTATGGTAAGAAAATTTTTGAAAAAATTACTCAAGCCATGAATCCTCAGTTTGAAGATGATAAACCAATTGATCCATTTGATTTCTGGACAGGCGCAAACTTTAAATTAAAAATTCGTAAAGTTGATGGTTATCAAAATTACGATTTAGCTGAATTTGATAGTGCTGCTCCATTATTTGACGATGATGATAAATTAGAAAAACTTTGGAAATCGCAATATTCTTTACAAGAATTATTGGATCCTAAAAACTTTAAATCTTATACAGATTTAGATAATCGTTTAAAACGAGTTCTTGGTCAAACTAATCAAGCAAAATACAAAACTGCTGAAGATTATACAGCAAAATCTCTTGATGAGGTTGAAGATGAAGTATTTGTAAAAAATGTAGTTGAAAAGAAAACTACTGCTTCATTTGCTGCAGCTGTTATTGATGACGAAGAAGATGACGATATGAGTTACTTCTCAAAACTTGTTGGTGACGATTAAATAAAAAGGGGAGCCGATGCTCCCCTTTTTTTATGCTTCATGGGTAGATGTTCGCCACATATTACCTTCTTCTAACATTTTTAAAGTAGGATCGTCATTTCTAACACTTGGAATAGCTTTTCCATATCCAGCTGGAGATTCTGTAACCATTGGCGTTTGTTGTGAGGGTGCTTGAGCTGATACTTTTTGTGTTCCTCCAGAATTTTGACTCCCTAAATTGGATAAATATTCTGGGCTTCCTGTCACATCATTTCTTCGTTTATTTAATGATTCCATTTCTGTGTGTATATCAGATAAACGATCTAGTTGTGATGTCATTTCTTTTTCATCTCTAGGGGAAAGTTGAGCTAATTTATCTCTTTCTTCCTGTAATGATGCTTTTTGTCTATCAACTTCACCTACTTCAGCTTCCATATCTTCCAGTTTAGATGGAGATGCAGTAGCATTTGCTTTTTCCATCTTAGCCAATTCATTATTATTTTGTTCTCTGTTTATATCATCCAATTGTCTATTAGCTTCTTCAGTAGTAATTTTATTTGCCTTTAAATTTGCATTTATTGCTTTTCTTTTATTTTCTAAAGATGCATCTTTAGCATCAAGATATCCTTGAGGTTTAATTTTGGAATGATGTTTAGCAAGAGGATCTGGGTTATTTATTGGATCTTTTTCCCATTTCTCATATGCTTTTTGTTCTTCTGTTAATTGTACTTCTGGTTCAGTTTTAGTTCTAGATCCTCCGCCAGAGGTTGTTTTATACATTCCATCAAAATTCTTCTGATCTTCTTTCCATGCTACTTGAGATGCAGCAATATCACCAACTTTTTGTTGCTCATATACACCTGTTTCAGGATTTATTTTGAATTCAGAATCCTTTTTTACTGGGGATGCCGTTGTTGCAACAGCAGTTTCATTTGGTTGAGTTTGGTTATTAATTGATTGTTGAAATTTATTTACTCTTGCTAATTCGCCTTCTGCTAAAGCAGTTCCAGGTGCATATTTTTTACCGCCAGCTTTATTAATAGCCCATTTATTTGCATCTTGTTGATTATCAAATTTCTTTTTATCTGCTCCAGCATTTTTATAAAACCATACTGAAACTTTTTTATCTAACTCTTTATCTGTTGATAATATATCTGGATTATTAACTAATTCTCCGTTTAATCCTAAAGCTTTATCAGCAGCTGCATAATTTGCTTTACCTGTTAATTGAGTTAATCCTCTACCTCTATATTTAAATCCACCATATTTTTCGTAAGCTTTATCTAAAAATACTTCATTCCCTTGAGATTTAAGGTCATTTAATTCTTGATCGCTCATATGAGCTAATTGCGGCATTTTTTCTCTAATTCTTGCATTAGAAGTTTTAGTCCAATTTCCTTCAGACCCTCCTTTGCCTCCAGATTCAGACATCATTTTAGCTTTAATTGCTTCTTTTACATATGGATCAGTTATACCTTGTTTTTCAAACTCTTCATCTAAATTTTTAGTTGCAAGCATTGCGCCAGCTCCTAGTCCAGCTGCAATTTTACCTTTATTCCCAGCTAAAAATTTTGCAGCTTTAGCTACTTTGCTACCTGCTCCGCTAACTGCTCCTAATGCAGTTTTTGCTGCTTCGGGTAATTTTGACGTTAAACTATCCCACAACCCTTTGCCTTCTTTTTTATCTTCTTTTTTAGAGGATTCTGATGATTCTTCTCCTCCACCGCCACCACCAGAAAATATAGGAGAAGCCGACCCTCCTTCATTTTGTCTGGCCATTAAATTTGCATTAGATGCATCTCTAGCTGCATCTTGTGAAGCTGCCCCACGAACTAATGCTGATGTATCTCTAGAAATAGTTAATGTAGTATCATAAAGTTTAGATAGCACGCCATAGATTTTATTTAATATTTCAACTGCGCTTTTTCCTGACATATCATCGCTACCAAAATGCGATTCACCTGTCATTCCAGTATCGCCTCCTGATGGCATAGAACTTAATGCAGCTTCAGATGATCTATTTGCAGCAAATAATCCACCTATTCCTCCAACAATCCCTCCAGCCATACCTTTAAATGGATTTCCTTGCGACCCGACATATGCCCCAGTTGCAACTGATGCTGCAGTTGAAGCTGCATCACCAACATCTTTACCGATATCTTCGTTATCCCAACCTTCTTTCCACTTTTTTTCGTTTCCTTCAGGGTCATCGGTTAATGCTGCTGCACCGTGTATCCCAGCATGGACGAGATCATTTCCAAATTCTTTAGCAGTATTCCAAGCACCTTCTGGGTCTTCATAAATTCCATAACCCGCATCTAATGCAGCTGCACCCAAAAGCGTTTTTGTTGGTATAATACTTTTTTTAGGAGTTGTATTAGTATCTACTTTAGGTGCTTTAGGTGCTTTAGGATTTACTGTTTCTCCAGTCCAAGGATCAACATTTTTTTGTTTTGCTGCTTCTTTTTCAGCTGCTTTTGCTTCTGCTGCAGCTGTTTCATTTTTTGCTGCATTTTCAGCATTAGAATTGAATGTTGAACCCTTCGGGCGCGTTGCATTCCCGCGTATTTCTTCTCGTTTTGCTTCTCTTGCTGCTTCTCTTCTTGCTTTTTCAGCTGCTTTTGCTTCTGTTGCAATATCGGCTTCACTTTTAAAAACATTACTAACATTTTTTAAAGAAGGTAATTTTGAACCTATTGCTTCTGCTGCCCCTTTAAATAAAGAAGACCCGCCCTTAACAGCTGCTCCACCAATCTTAGATCCTATTTTAGCAGCGCCACCTATTACTGGACCGCCAAGAGCTGTTATTGCAACATCTTCGCCAAACCCAAGCCAAGCTTTTCCTGCACTTTTTATAGAGTCATTGTATATACTTTGTCCTGCTCCATAATCTCCATTTTCATTACCTAATATTGAAGCATCAACAAATTTTTGTGCATCTTCAGCATTTGATATATTTTTTAATTGCTCTTTTTGGCTTTCTGTTAATGCATTAGATTTACTTTCTCTTGCTAGTATTGCTTCTCTATCTGCTCGATTTCTTGATATTTGCCCTGGAAGTTCGCTGGCTTCTTTTCCAAATTTTTTGTAATCTTGTTTGATTTCTTGGGCTTTGTTTCCAGCCATAGAACCAAGTTGAGCCGCAGAAGATACTGCAGAAGATAGATTTTGTTTAAATCTATCTTCTATCCAAGACGATTTTTTATCATTGGTATTGTCTGCCATTAAATATTCCTATTAGCTTCTTGTTGTTTACGTTTCTCTTCTTTTTCTTTTAAATACTGCACCAATAAACCAATATAAATTTCCCTTTCCCAAGGGATCATTTCTTCCAACTCAGTTAAACTATACTTATGGTGCTGTACTAAAGAAAAGTTAGTTTTATAATAAGTTGAAAGATTAACATTACCAAGAATTAGATAAAAAAATCAAAAATATCTCGCACCTCAATATGATGCTCAAACCCACATTTACTGCATGTTATATCTAATTTTTTAATTATTTTTGGTTCATGTTGTAAAAATTCTTCTATTTTAATATATTTTTCTGGAGGTAATTCACCTATCCAATTTATAATATTTGCAATAGGTACATCTTTTGCGCTATATGCAGAATTTTCATCATAAATAAATTCAACATTTCTTGCAATAATTTCTAAAATTTCATCTGGTGTTGGAACGCGTTCGCCAATATTATCTAATTCAAATCTTGAATGGCGCATTTTTAATCCAACTTTATCAGTAATTTCAATTAGAGGTGATATATCGCTCTTAACCACTTCTAATTCTTTTAATAAATTTAAATCATAATCCATTATTTTTCCACAAATTTTATCTTCATGGACATTTTCGCATTTGTATCTTAATTCTACTATCTCAGATTCAGATCTTGCTCTTAATGTATAATAAAAATATTCAACATCAGTAATAGGTAATTCTCTAACATCTATTGGATCAATCATACAATTTTGAGCTACTTGCAATATAGCTTCTATTAATGTATTTTTTTCTTCAGATTCTTTGGCCATACTTAAAATTTTTTGTTCTTTTACTTTGTATGGTCTGTATTTTACTGTTAATTCGGATATAGGTAATTTAACAGTATATGTTGGGGTGTCAATTTGTGGTAATACATTCATTATTTTTCAATCCTATTTTCTTTGATATGGCGCTGGTGATGATAATGTAAAATTAGATAATGTAGATGTTGCTGCTAATGGATTTCCGCTTTTAAATGCTCCTGTTATTGAATTTACTATTGATGCAGTTTGAATTGCTGTTCCAAACAATTCGCCTAATGGTCCTCTTGAATATGCTCCATTTGAATTAACAGATAAAAATTCATATTCATATTCAGTATATGCGAAAGTTACGTTAAGTGATTGAGCTTGATTTTGTGCTGACCAATCTAAAGGAACTTGATTTATTCCAACTGGAAACGCGCCAAATAATTTTACTTTTAATAATGGGCTTCCATCTATAGCATATTGTGTTATTACTATATCCTTTGTATATTCGCTTTTGTATTTTACATTATAAGTTGTACTTCCGCTACCTTTAAATGATTCGCCTCTTCCTGTTATAAATGTAATCCAACTTAAAAACATTTTTCTAATATTTTCAACTTCCGACCCATAAGTATAAAATGAAAGAGTTATGTCATTATATCCAGTCATTACGGAGAATTTTTCAGTTACTCCATATATTTTTTGTGATACAGTTGCAGTTGATTCTCCAGGAAGTTCTGCTGAATGACAAAAATATTTTACTGCTGATGTTCCATCAGCTCGCAATGGAATAAAAACATCAAAATATGCTGTTCTTCCAACATCATATGCTAATAATTCTCTTAATGCATTTTGATATTTGTCATCCTTTGTTTTTGGTCCCCCACCATTAAATAATGATGATACTTCTGATAATGTATCTGATAAAAATGACATTGTTATTCCTTTTAAAGTGTCATATCTTGCGTAGCCATTGATTCTTTCCACACTTGTTGTTTTGGTTTTTTAACAAAAGCTTCAATTGGTAAAGAAGCAGCAAACGCCCAATCTTGCGCTGGAACTAATTTAATTCCTGATCTAATATTAGATTTTAAATATTGTTTAAAACAAGGTTCAAAAAGAGCGAATTCTTGTACCCCTTTTAAGTTTTCATATTTTATATTTAATCTTTCTAATTCGCCGTTAAGATATACTGATTTTTGCGTTAAATTACTTAACAAAACTAATCTTTGTTCTGGCGGTAAATAATGTAAATTTAACCCAGTAAATCCACCGCGATGTATCCCAGTTAATAATATTAATGGAAATGTATCGTAATATGGCAATTCTTTCCTTCCTTTTGGGTCATAATGAAACAAATACATTTTTCCAACTTCAAATTTATCAACTATATTACTTCCAGGTCGCAATAAATCTTTTTCTTCTGCTTTATTTTCAATCTTTTCTTTTGCAGTTGGGTTTTTTAATTCTTTTATTTGCGTTTTAAACCACTGAATAGCATCAAAAGTATTTTTTAATGTAAATTTAAAATGAAATTTTTGATCTAATGGCTCAGCAGGTCCAGGTGGTTTGTTAATATCCATTATTTAAATAAATCCTTTTCTGTTAGAACTTTAAATTCCCAGCCGCGTTCCATGCAATAAAGTTTTGCTGCTTTCCATTTAGCAGTATTTATTGCATAAGTACATACTTCCGTAATATATTGTTTTGTTATTCTCTTTTTTACTTCAGGAGCATTTGCTTGATATTCAGGTTTGATTTCTAACAAATATGTTTTAATTCTTCCATCTATTCCTTTTACTTTAGCCCAAACATCAGGAAAATATCTATGTAGTTTATTATCTACAGGAGATTTATATGGAATAACGCATTCTTCTGACGCCCATTCTAATACTGATGGGTTATCATCCATCCATTTAAATACTCGTAATTCCCATGAAGATCTAGATATTATATTATCCCAATCTCCTTTGTATTTTTCTTTATTTTTTGGAACCCATTTTCTTGGTTTTGGATATCTACTCATTATTGTATTTAATTTTGCATAATGTAAAATATTAATATAAATAGTATTTAGTTAAACCAACAAAAAGAAATAATATATGGCAGATCCAAATTCCCCTTTAAAAGATTTATATGCAGGCGATGGAAGTTCGTCAATCATGAGTTATCCTCATGATTTGGGATCATCAAGAAAAGGACATTTTATAACGTTTTCTATATTATCCCCAACAAAATCAACGTATGGAAGTCAATCAAGTGCTGGCGGTGGCGCATCTGCAGTGATGTCAAATCCCACTACGATGGTATCTAATGCACAAACTGCAATGAATTCTGCTGCAACTACAGCAACTTCTGCTGCAGCTGGAATAACATCAACAGTAAAAGCTGCAGCAGGTGCGGCTAATCAAGCATTATCTACTTTTAATCAAACTGCAGCTTCTGTTGCTTCTGTTGTAGGAGTTGTTGCTGGCGCTAAGAGTATCATTAGTGGATCTTTATCTTCTGGTACTGTGGGAGGAACTCTAGGCGGACTTGCTTCTTTATCTGTGTTAGCAGATACAGCAACTTCTATTCCTGGAGTATCAAGCTTTTTAACAGATCCGATGGGATCTTCTGCGAATGCATGGGATTCAATTAAAAATTTTATTAATAATCCATTAAAATCATCTAGCTCAGCATTAAGTTCGGCATCTGGTTTTACAACAAATTCAGGTAATCCTAAATTTACATCCCCAACAATGAAACCAACGGGATATATAAATTTATATATGCCTGATACTGTATCATTATCTCAACATGCATCATATAATGATATTAGTTTAACTGCCGCGTTAGGAGCAGCTGGAGGAGTTGCTGAAGGTTGGAAAGAAAGAGGCGATTTCGGTCGAAATTTAAGTTCTTTATATGATGGATTAGTTGCTGCTGGAAAAAACGGCGATTTACCTGCAGCAATAAAAACTATAAAAGATGTTGATAATCCATTAATGTTAGAAGCTGCTGGAAAAGGTTTAGGGTCAGCTGGTATTGTCGGTAACGGAGCTGCAGTATCCCAATATTTGTTAAAAAATGCAGGATATGCAATCAACCCTCAAATGGAAGTTATATTTACTCAAATGGATTTTAGAAGATTTCAATTTGATTTTACATTTACCCCAAAAACTGCTGCAGAATCTAAAACTGTACGCGATATAATAAAAGCATTTAGATTAAATGCTGCTCCTGATCTTCATGGAGGAGGTGGTAGATATTTCGATATTCCATCAGTTTTTCAAATTGAATATATGCACCTTGAATCAAAAAATGAAAACTTACATAAATTTGCTCCATGCGTACTAGAAACAATTATGGTTGATTATGCCCCCGAAGTTGGCTGGGTTACATACGAAGATGGGATGCCAGTAAAAACAAGGCTTACATTACAATTTAAAGAGAATGAAATTATGACAAGAGAAAAAATAGAACATCAAGGATATTAAAATATGGCTTCATTCTTTTCTAAATACCCAAAAATGATTATTAATAACAAATTAGTAACAGATATTATATCTAGAACATTTGTTAGGGAAAAATATTCCAGCAAATTATCATTATATTACCCATATGACCTTCAAGAAGGCGATACTCCTGAAATTATCGCAGCAAAATATTATGGAGACCCAGAAAGGCATTGGATTGTTATGTTAGCAAATGATATTGTAGATCCATTTTTTGATTTTTCTATGGATTCTCAAGTATTTGAAAAATATATTGAAGAGAAATACGAAGATCAAGCAAATAGTATAAATCAATGGGCGAGTTCTAATTGGAGAGCAGAATGGACTAACGCTGAATATGCTATTGTCAATGGTGTATCTATTTTAGAAACTGATGAAAATAATATTACATATAGCGAAGATGGTTCTTTAGAATATATTTATGATGCAAATACTGGTATTACCTATACAATCGCAGAAAATGGTCCAGATGATTATGATTCTTATACCACATATTTTCCAGGAGATTCTATTGTTTATAGTAATACTGCATTTATTTGCACAAAAACGCATCCTGCAAAAGATTTTCTAAAAGATTTATCTAATGGATATTGGGAAAGAATATATGATGGTGTTTATTGGAAAGGAGCATGGCAAACAAATACCGATTATTATAAAGATGATGTAGTTCAACATAATGATACAATTTATATTTGCACTCAAGATAACTTAGATAATCCAAACAATCATGTTTTATTTTCTGATGGAGAATTTTGGAAAACATATACAAATGGAGTAGAATATGCAACAGTAACGGAAAATCCTGCGCCATTTACATATAGAGCATTAATTGTAGCAACTGATTTAACTACTGATACATCAACAACAACAACCATTTATATTGATAAAAAATCATTTAATGCAACATATGATGATTACCAAATATTTAATTATATTGATAATTCAATTGAATCTAATGATATTTCTGTAGTAACAACAAAAGAAAAGCTTACAATTTTTCAATATGAATCTGAAGTGAATGAAAGAAAACGCCAAATTAAATTGATAAAAAAAGAATATGTACCACAAATAGAAAAAGAATTGAAAACTTTAATGGAAACTTATTATGGCTGATGGATCATTACATACGCAGGACGTCTTAATTAATTCTTGTAAAATTGTAGGGGAAGATGGTAGTCCAATAGATGTAAAAGATATTGTAGTTGAATTAAATTATTTTGAAGATATATTTTCAAATTTTGTTAGCGGAGCATTAGTTATTAATGATTCTGTTGGTATTATTCAAATGTTTAAATTCCAAGGGCAAGAAGTATTAATTTTATCTATAGATAAACCTGGATTAGATAAACCTTTAGAAAAAAATTTAAGAATTTATACGCATAGCAGTAGAACGCAAACTAAAAGTTCTAATGAAAATTTTGTTTTACATTTTGCATCTGAAGAAGCAATATTAAATGAACAATATAAAGTGTCAAAATCATATACTGACGTCAAAATTTTAGATATTATAAAAGATATAACAAAAACATATTTAAAGATAAATGACAAATATATGAAAAAATTGGATGAAACTACTGGCGTTGTTAGTAAAGTTATTCCAAATTTAAAACCAATACAAGCAATTAATTGGTTAGCTACAATTGCTAAAGCTGATCAAGCTAAAAATGAAGGCGCATTTTATCTATTTTATGAAGATAAAGAAGGATTTAATTTTAGATCCGTATTAAATCTATATAAAGAAGATGTTTTTAGAACGTATCGATTTGAAGAAAAGGGGTTAAAACAAAACGACGAACTAACTCAAGATATGTCTAAAGAATTTGTTAATGTTCTTGGGTACGAACATATAAGCGCATTTGATTCTTTATCTGCAGTTAAAAGTGGAGCAATGGCAAATAAAACTATAACTATTGACCCGTTAAGGTTAAAATTTAATGAAAAAGATTATGATTATGATGAATATTATAAAAAAGTACAACAGTTAGATAAAAAGAAAATTCCAACAACGGCAACTAATAGAAAAGATGATACTATAACAAAAACGCATGGAGTTGTTAAATTTTGTATTTCTACTACTGGACAAAGCGATAATAAATATATTAAAGAGAAAGGGATACAAGTACACGAACATAAACCAGAAGAAACGACATCAATTAGAACCGCGCAATTATCTTTGATGTGGTCGAATAGAATAAAAATTGTTGTTCCTGGAGATATAGAAATGACTATTGGTAAAGTTGTTTCATTTGATAAACCAGAGATAAGTTATAATGATGCACAAAGTAAAGAAAAAAAATCTGATCCATTTTATTCTGGAAATTATTTGGTTACTGCAGTAAGGCATATTATAAATCAAGAAAATAGATTTATAACAGTATTAGAATTATGTAAAGATGCATATCCAACAGATTATGGAAGCTTTAATAATTCTGATCCAGGATGGAAAGGTGTAAGATAATATGAGTTCAAAAAGAAATGATTTTATAGGGCATAATGGATTTGTTTGGTGGATTGGGGTTGTTGAAGATAGAATAGACCCACTGAATCTTGGTCGATGTAGAATAAGAATAAAAGGGCTACATTCTGATGACAAAACTGTTATTAAAACGGAATCTCTACCATGGGCTCAACCATTATTTTCTATAAATGGTTCTTCGTCGACCCCTTCTACATTAAAAGAAGGTGATGTTGTAATGGGTTTTTTCATGGATGGAAAGGCGACACAATTTCCAATTATAATGGGAATGTTTCATGGAATTCCAGAAGATGCTCCAAATAAAGAAAAAGGATTTAATGATCCTCGCGATGATGGGCAGCTAGCAAATGCACCAAGAAAAGTTAAATCTGTTGAATATCCAGATAAAGGCGGAGTAAAGATTACTGAACAAGATAAAGCTCCTCCATATCCAAATAGATTAGATCAACCAACTACCAGCAGATTGGCTAGAAATGAAGAAATTGACAAAACTATTGTAAAAGTAAAAAATGATTCATTAAAAAATGCAAAAGCTCCTGGAAATTCGATTGCATGGAAAGAACCTGAATCTGCATATAAAGCAAAATATCCATACAATCAAGTTATAAGCACGGAATCAGGACATTATTTTGAGCTTGACGATACGTTTGGTCATGAACGTATACATACGTACCACAGATCAGGAACTTACTCTGAGATGCGTCCAGATGGGTCACAGGTCGATAAAGTAGTTAAAGACAAATATACTGTTGTGTTAAATAATGACCACGTCTCTATTTCAGGCGATTGTACTGTAACCATAGAAGGAACAAATAAAGTTTATATTATTGGGGATTCAAATCTAACTATAGATGGAAATTACAATATTAAAGTAAAAGGAAATATAAACACAGAAGTTCAAGGAAATATGACAACTACTGTAAAAGGAAATATGACTACAGATGTTTCTGGTACAATTAAACAAACAAGCGGTGGTTCGACTACGCTTAAAGGATCAACCATAAATTTAAACTAATATGAATAAAATAACAAAAGATTTTAGTGGATATTCGGATTTAGATTTAACTTTTAAACCGCATCCAGCAAAAAAAGATTTAATGATTTCTACTGGGGAACTTGCTGTTGCGCGTTCGTTAAAAAATCTATTACTAACAAATTATTTTGAAAAACCATTTAAACCAAATTATGGATCAAATATTCGTAAATTGTTATTTGAACCAATGAGTCCATTAGCTTCTTCAGCGTTGTCTAAAGAAATAGAATTTGCAATTAAAAATTTTGATAAAAGGGTTGGGTTAAGATCGGTTGTTGTTAATGCGTTATATGATTATAACGCATACCAAGTAACAATTACATTTTATATTGAAAATTTAGTTGAACCATATACAGCAGATTTTATTTTATCTAGACTTAGATAAATATTTAATAAAAAGATTTAGGGGATAATAATGGCTAGTGCCAATTCATCAGTTAATATTGCAGAATTAGATTTCGATCAAATTAAAGATAATTTTAAAGCGTATTTACAAAAGCAAGATAAATTTAATGACTATAACTTTGACAGTTCAGTTATTTCTATTGTGTTAGATTTGTTAGCATATAATACACATTATAATGCATACTATCTTAATATGGTTGCTAACGAAGCGTTTTTAGATACTGCAGTAAAAAGAAGTTCTACTGTATCGCACGCGAAACTTTTAAATTATACTCCATCATCAAAAAGAGCAGCAAAAGCTATAATTGATATAACATTTGGCGGAACGACAGCATCAAGTATTCAAATGCAAAAATATACCAAATTTTATTCGCAAGCTATAGATAACACAAATTATCCATTTGTGACATTAGAATCTTTTACTGTTCCAACTGAAAATAGTATGGCTGTTTTCAAAAATATCCCAATATATCAAGGTAATCCAGCTAGATACACGTTTACTGTTAATACTTTACAAAATCCTGAATGTATATTTTCAATTCCTGATGCAGACGTAGACACAACAACGCTATCTGTTTTAGTTTATGATAGTAGCCAATCAACAGTATTTAATAAATATGAATTAGCATCAAATCACCTAACTTTAGATTCTACATCTAAAGTATATTTTTTACAAGAAGGATTAGATGGTACATTCCAATTTTATTTTGGAGATGGTGTATTAGGTAAAGCTTTACAAAACGGTAATGTGGTTGCAATTGAATACATTTCAACGGATGGAATTGCTTCTAATGGAGCATATAAATTTACCTTAATGGATAAAATTGGGAATTATTCTAATAATTCAATAGAAATTGTTACAGCTGCTGTCGGTGGTTATGATAAAGAAACAATACAATCTATAAAATTTTCAGCACCAAAAGCATATTCTTCTCAAAATAGAGCTGTTACAAAATCAGATTATTTAGAAATATTGAAAAGAGATAATTCAATTATTCCTATTCAATCCGTAAATGTATGGGGAGGCGAAGAAATGACTCCTCCACAATATGGAAAAATGTTTATATGTATAAAACCATCTGGTGGATATAATTTAACAGCGTCGCAAAAATATAGATTAATTAATGAATATGTAAAACCGTTTAGTATTATTACAATAACTCCTGAAATTGTTGACGTTGATTATACTTTTGTCAAAATATCAACTAATGTATATTTTGATAAAAATATTTCAATATTTGATTCAACTCAATTAGCAAGTTTATTAAAATTTGCTATAATTAATTTTTGTAATAGAACATTAAATACTTTTGATTCGGTTTTCGTGCTTCCTGATCTTATAACTGAAATCAAACAAGTAGATGCAGCTATTATAACAAATGAATCAACTATATCTCTTCAAAAGAAATTTATGCCTATATTTGGATCAACAAATTCGCATAAATTTAATTTTGAAACTAGTATTAAAAAAGGTTCAGTTGATAGTAATTATTTTGATTATATGGATCCAGCAACTTCAGTAGTATATACTAATGCAAAAATAGAAGAATCTCCATCAATTTATAATATAATAGAATCTGTTCAAATTGTAAGTGGTGGTGCAGGATATTCTTCAGTTCCTACAGTAACTATTTTTGGTGACGGGACAGGAGCAATTGCAACAGCTGAAATTACAAATGGTTCTGTTTCTGCTATTAATATTACAACAGCGGGATCTAATTATACTCAAGCAGTTGCATTAGTTACAGGAGGAGGCGGGTCTGGTGCTGCTGTTGTCCCTATTCTAAGCGGAAATATTGTAAAATTAAGAAGTTATTATTACACTAATGGGGTTAAAACTGTATTACAAAGTGATGTTGGTGAGATAAACTACTCAGCAGGAACAGTAGATATTTACAACTTTACTCCATTCTATATAAATAATTTATTAGGTGAATTCTCTATAACAATTGACCCAGAATCTACCATATTTACTTCAACAAAAGATAAAATAATAACTTTGGATATTATGGATAATACATCAATAACAATAAACGTACAATCGAAAGTATAATGTCAACAAAATATACAACGCTTTTCGAATACAAATTACCTTCGTATATCAGGGACGACCCTTCATACGAAAGATTTATACAATTTTTTGATGCATATTATCAGTGGTTCGATGATACTTATGATATCTATGGGTTTGGAGATAAATTAGATATAGACTCGGGGTTTTCTGATTTTTATTCTTATTTTGCTGCAGATTTTTTACCATATTTTCCTGACGTTAATACCATTGCAGCGGATAAAGTAAAATTAATAAAAATAATAAAAGAATTGTACAAATCAAAAGGTATTCCAGAATCTTTTAAATTTTTATTTAGAGCATTATATAATGTTCATGCAGAAGTTTATGAAACTAATCAATACATATTAAAACCTAGTGATGGTAAATGGATTGTACCAAAATCTATAAAAATTAAATCGCTAGATGTTAACTTTTTAAATATTGATAATTTTAAAGTATTAGGAAATGTTTCACAATCAGTTGGTATAATAGAAAAAAGTAAAATATCTGGGAAATTTATTCAAATATATTTGTCTAATATAGAAAGAGTATTTAAATCTGGGGAACCAATTACAATACTAGATTATTATAATAATCCAGTT